CTACTGAGTGTTGCACTTCAGATGACGGAGGGCGTAATCCTCCCAGGGTTGGGCCATACCGCCCCAAGAGTAGTATGAAAATAAACGAATATGGTTGTTATTATTAACGGCGGTATGATCAAACTCACCCGGCCAATCATTAGCGGCATAATTATATTCTTGAATAATATTTAAGGGCGTTAAATCAGTCAGCTCTAACACACTCGCTTCAGCTGATTTAATCCCCCACTGACTCACCGCCTTAATTAAATAAAAGCCAGGCCGCGCATGGGTAAGATGCAGTGTGGTGCTATCAAGTTCTGCAATGAGAATGGAATTTTCCCAAGCCGTACCGTGCCTGATTTCGTAGTGTTTAACATACAACTCTGGATTTTTCGCCCATTCTAAAACGGCGATTTTATCGCTATACGAGGAGACAAAACGGCTGACATTCTGAGGAATCTGCTGCTCCAGCGATGCGCTACAGTGGTATGTTGAATAATGGCTACGTTGCCCAAACCAGCCCATCGCACGCACTCGAAACGTGTAGGTTGCACCTGTGCTACTGAACTCAATATGATTTAAATGGGTGGTTTTAACGTCGGAATAATTACCGTCATTGCTACGCACTTGATACTCGTAATAGGCCGCATTGGGATCGCCATCAAAGGCAACAATCAAGACCGCTTCGGCGATGCCGCCGTGATAACTTACGCTTTGTTCAACGCGGTAATTACTCGGTGCTTTTAAGCTTGGAATAGCGGTATTTTCTTTACTGACGCCTAGCGCCCGCTCTTCGTCGATTTTTTGATATTTATCCGGGTCATGGGCGATGGCATTCACGGTATAGGTGCCGTCGTCTTCTTCAGTGATGGCCGTAATGCGCCACTGTTTGGGTGGAGTGGCATGATACAATACCCAGCGTGTGCCTACATCAGCGATGATGGTGCGGTCTATTTCCAGCCTTCTAGACCCGGGTGCACCAATCACTGTGTATTCTTCAATCCCTTGCTCCGCTGAAAAAATCATCAGGGTGTTTTGACTGGATAAACTGACCTCACGATCTAAAGTAACCACATTATCAGTCACCGCGGTAATGACACCGGCCGCCCCTTCTTCCTGATCCATATTGGGGTCAAAGATTTTAACAATATCGCTCGGCAGTGAATGAATGTGGTCTTGCGTGGCTTTGTAGCTTATCATGTCACTCTGTGCCTCCGATTGCAGTGCCCAAAGCCCTTGGCGCATCGCTTGAGATCGGGAGGTGCAACCGACCGCAGTAATTTCCAAGCGGCGCTCACCTAAGCGCGCTAAGCGGCTGGCATCCTCCACCACTTCTTGATCAATGGAATAATTTAAATCTGGATTTCTAAAGGCGACCACACAGACCGAATGCAATTCTTTAATGCTGCTCGTCTGATAATCAAATTGCCCGTTCACGACATCGGTTTGTGTAATTAACATCGACGGTTCACGCGGACGGTCTTGACTAAATTGAATGGTCCCCGCCGCATCGTAGGCCATTCCACGAAAAATAGACGTCAGCTGAGTAATCATGTTGAGGGCTTGGTTTTGGTTATTAATGGCTAAATTGCAGCAAAAGCGTGGTTGCTTGCCGCCACGGCCATCCGGCACCAATTCATCACAATATTGGGCGATGCTATACAGCTCCCACTTGTCTACATCAGATTCAACGAGATAGTTACCAGCACCATAACGCTGATTCGTCAGTAAGTCATAAAATACCCAGGCCGGATTATTCGAGTATTCTGTTTTAAAGCTGCCATCCCAAATTCCGCTATAAACTCGCGTACTGGGATCGTAATTACTCGGCACTTGAATTTTTAAGCCACGGATTAAATAACTGCGCTTCGGCAACTGATTACCAAATTGCGCAGCGCTAAACTCCAAGCCAACAACCGCACTATTAGGGTAGCTAAGCTTTGTATCAATCACATCGGTGATGCTGGTTAAATAGACGGTATTTTGCACCCGACTCGAGTCGCTATCTTCAGTGACACGTTCAACTTTTAAGGTGTAAGGATAGGTAAAATGGGTGGGTTTATAATAATTATTCGTAATTGCATGTGCACCGGCCCGCTTCCAGCTGAAATACTCGTCAAGGTTATCCAGAACAACATCCGAGGTTTCAATGTCTGCAATATAATACCCAGGGGATATTTTAATAATAAAAGTCTGCTCAAGTTTACTCGTTGTTTTGCCGGTAATTTCATGATTAACCACCAGCACGTTATTTAAATACATGCGAATATGCACGCTAGAGCCGTTAATATCACCGTTATTTGCATACTCGGTGAGCGCATCCAAGCCGATTTTAACACGCAGTTCATTGGTCTCTTGGCGGCCAACCGTGCGAATCACCGGCTGCTCATGAGTGACTTTTACATTAAACGCCTCCTCACTGGCTGACTCGGCAAAACCGGGGAAATAATCTTGCGAAGGTGTACCGTTATTGCTTTTAAGAGTCACCCCTTCAAAATTGTAAGAGCCGTCGGCATTTTGTAGTGGGGTATCATCAAAATATACCGATTGAGCGCCATTCACTAAACCCTCAATCTCGCCTTCACCGAGTAAATCAACTAACGTAACGACAGCATTGGTTGAAAGCGTATTAGGGGCTTCGGTGGGTGTATGAGTACTACCGCCACCTTTACCGCCACCACCGCCGGCGCCGTGAATCATTTTTTTCATAAGGTTTTATACTGACTCGACACCACTGAACTCCCCACCAAGTGCTCACCATAAAGGAGGGGCACCGGCGCCCGGGGCGCCGCGACATTATCGACGCCACTAAATAAGTTGGAGGCATTCGGGTCGGTCGTACTGTAATCATTATCATAACTCGGTTGAGGGGAGAGCATGGTCAACGCCCCACTGATCACAAGACCTGTACCTGCGGCGCTAAGCCCTCCAGCAATCGGCGCCAATGCCGTTCCGACTGAAAAATAACCGGCGGTAATTAAAGCCGCACCGATTAAAATCTGCGTGAACCCTGAATTTTTCGCCCCCTTCGGCTTGGGCACAATATGTAATTCACCGCCGGCACAATTTAACTCTAATTGTTCTAAGTTCAGTGATTGACGCTTTCGAAAAAGCGCCCACTCACCGGCTTCAGGTAAATGCGTAGATAAGACATAAAGTGCCTCACGGGCATGATTAATATTTAGCTCAAAAAAAGAGCCGCAAATGCGGCCCAAACGTCCATGCAAATAAATTTTAGTTTTCATAACGGACCACCTTGGCAATACGCTTTTGCCACTCACTCAACATTTCACGGCGGCTTAAGTTGTCACAAACATGATGTAAAATCATCCCGGGCAAGCTGACAGTATTGTGGTCTTCTTTCAGTCGACAATCTTCACCCAAATAAATCGCCCCATGATTAATGCAGGTGGTGCGGACAGCGCATCAATAACACATCACCGCGGTGCAATGGACGTGGCTTTATCCACTTCAATAAAACCGGCCTCGGTAAAATAACGCTCATATAAATTATATTTTTCGATTTCCCACCATGAACGTTGCCGCGGAAAATCAGGCAAAAAAATCTTTTTTTCAACGGCATAAAAATCACGGATCAACGAATAGCAATCAAAAACACCATGCAAAAACGGACGCTCGAGTAATTGTTGTGTGAATAACTGCTCACCAAAAACAATGGCATCGGTCACTGCATGCTGGTTGAGTGCAACAATCCCCCACAATAATCCGGTGTCACGTTGACTGACCATATCCGCTAATGACGGCTCAACACTGCCGTCGGGGTGGGAATGCATCAGTATCGTACCGCTTGGGGTATCAATGAGTTGAGCGGGGTCTATGCAAAAATTCTCTTCGGGTGTGGTGGATAAATTAGGGCAAGGCATAAAGTGATCTGCCGGTAAAATCAGCCCGACGGCTTCCCTGGGATATTGCTCGAGCGCGTAGGCTTTAAAATGGTTTAATGCCCTCGAAGCCTTCAAAGGGTAAAGCGTGTCCATTGCCGAAGCGCGCCATGCAGTCTGAAAGTTTTTTACCACATTGATCCTTTGTTTTATCAGTCGTTTGTTGTCCAAATTCGTTGTAATACTGAGCTGCGGCATAAGGGCAGCTGCCGGCGATCCAGGCTTGTTGTTCTTCATCCCATTGGCGATATATTTTGGAGCATGAGGCGAGCTGGGTGCGCCTAGGTAGTTTTAAATCACTCGGTAATTTACTGCCCAACTCAAAGGTAATGGTTAAATTGTTATGCTGGGATTTGCGTTCAATCACATAGACTTGTTCGGGCAAGGTGGCACTGGCATCCGGGTCGCTGTGGCCGTCTAAATGCCTAACGTAGGTCATCACCCGACGAATTAACGCACCGCGCAAATTATCATGGGCTTTTAAAAGGGGTAACAAAATAGGTTTTACATTGCCGAGCACAATCGAGGGCGTCGGCTGGTGAATCGTTGTACGTTCAAAACCATCCGTTTTTAACGGAATCGGCTGATACTCCACCCCGCCAAAGCGTACGGCTTGATTACCATCCGGACTGTTACAAAAGTGATATTTTATTGAAGACTGTAAAGGCGTTAAATCAAGGGTAAATAGATAAATCTTGGCAGACTCGACTAAGCTCATACTGGGTTAAAATCCTCCTCAAAACGTAAAACCACCGTCCAATAATTGTGTTGTAAGTTCGCTTGCCACTCAGAACAAATGATTTGAAAGTAGCGTTTTTCTCCGGGGTGATACCATAAAAACGGCTCTAATCCGGCGCGTTCTGTAACAAAATTAATCAGGCTGTCTTTTTCTATTTCACTTAAGCCGATAAAACTCACAGTAAAATAATGGCGTAGTGTATTTAGACCATCGGCTTCGCGCTGCACATAACCATCGCCGAGCGGCGTTATACGCAGGCGTGGCTTAAGCTTATCCATAGCGATTTTTGTTGGTAAAAGACTGGGAAAATTAAGCATTCAATAACTTTTGTTTTTTTAATTTAAAGATTTGATCATTAACAATATGTTTAATCGTTGTTACGACCTCCTGGCTGACTTGCTCGCCATCGGCGCCGCTGGCATTGATTGTCGGGGCAATGGTAATGTTATTTTGCACTTGATTTGATATCACCGTTTGCCCGAGTTGATGATTGGGTGTGACAAAGCCGGCTTTTTTACCAGTCATTAAGTAGTCTTTACCACCGCTACTAAAGAGTTCGGCGCCGTGTTCATTGACACGATACAGTTGTCCTGCGGCAACCCTTCCCCCCGAGGCTTTCGCCCCGGCGGCAGTAGCGCCCCCACTAAACCACGAGGCAAAACTGCTGCCACCCACCGAACCGATAACGCCACCTAAAATACTTTTAAAAATGCCACGGGAGGCCATTGATAAGGCTTCGGCGGCCATGTCATTGAGCATTGAGCTAAAAGCATCTGAAACAGTGGCCGTGCCTTTGACCACCCCGGCAAAGGCATTACTAAAACTGCCTTCCATATTGCCGGCGAACTCTTTCGCTTGGTGGCCGACGCCATTCAATTCTTTTGCTTGCTTTTGAGCTAGATCCTTTAATTTAGTATTTTTTTGAACTTCAATTTTTTCTAATAATTTTATCCGCTCTTCTGAACCTTCACGGGTGGCGTCTAAAATAATGCGTTTTTGCTTGTCATACGAATGCTTAATGGCTTCTTCTTCAGAAAGTAAGCGCTCTTTTAAGCTATCAAGTTGCTTTTGATTGTCCTGAGCGCGTAGTGAGGCACCCATCAGCGCAGATTTTTCCGGTTGCGCGGCCCTTATTTTTTCATCTAAGGCCGCGGCTTTTTGCTCAATCTCATCAAAATAAGCATCAACGCTTTCAGTGGGTCGTTTTGAAAATAGAGTTTGATAAAGTTGTGCGAGCTTTTGATTGACATTATTCGCGCTTTCTTCTGCGATGTTTAATCCGGAGGTATCGAGGGTAAAACGTTCGGAAACACTGGATTTCATGCGTGCTATGGATTGACCAAGGCGCTCAAATTTATTACCAACGATAGGTAATATGGCTCCGGCTTTTGCTATTTTTTGATATTGAGAGAGGACGAAATTAATCCCCTCGCCCATTTTTTGATAGAGCCAACTTAACCCCTTAGCAATTGCAGTTAGGGATTGAATGGCCATATTTTTCATCACCGCAAAGCCTGCGCTAATAATATCAAGGCCGACGTTGATGTAATGCACACCATCACCAACGATAGCAAAGGACTTAGCTACAACACGAAACCCACTGAGTACATTACTGCTAAAACTACTTGCTGCGGTGCCGGCGTTAGTAAAACGTGTGGTTAAATCCTCAATAATCGGCGCAAAGGTAATCGCGAGCTGGTGACTGACTCCAACAAACAATTGACGCATTTTATATGCTGCATCATTCGCGGCCTCAACTTTTGCCGCATCAATGCGATTAATCGCAATGCCAAGCCGTGCCGCTTCACTGGCGGCTTGGTCTAACCCTTCAGCCCCTAAAGCTAAAGTATTAACGAGACTCACCCCTTCCGAGTCAAACAGCTTAAACGCTAAACGCACTTTATCCGATTGACCTTCGACGTTTTCCATCGCTCGCGCGACTTCTTTAAAGGCCGCATCTGGGGAGAGTTGATTTAAGTGCTCAGCATCTAAGCCTAATTCAACCAAGGCTTTGCGTGCTTCACCAGTGCCTGCCGCCGCTTCAGATAAGCGCCGCGTCATCCGTTGTAAGCCCATATCGAGTTTATTTTGTGAAACGCCGGTCAGCTCTGCGGCATGGCGTAAGCTCGCCAGTGCTTCAGTGGTGACCCCGAGCTTGTCCGAGGTTTTGGCGAGTAAATCAATCGAGTCACTGGACTTACTAATCATCACCGCTACAGCCCCCGTTGCTGCGGTGGAAACGGCGGCAAAGGCCAGCGTTGTCTTTTTCAGATTACGCTGCACTTTTTTAGAAAAGTTCTTGCTGGCAAGTTCTGCTTTGGTTAAAGATTTAACGAGTTGAGCGGAATTTGCACTTAAATTAACAACGAGAGAACCGATTGTTGCCATCGCTTACTGCCTTTTTGCAATTGCGGATAAAATAGCGGCCATGTCTGTCGCGCTTTGTGTTTTTTTCTCATCACCAGCGCTATAGTTCGGCATAAAATCATTAGGGGTAAATAGTGTTTTATCTTTGCGCTGCAAGGGTCCATTCACAACCGCGCTCACCATTAAAGCGGTGCGATGGTCGTCTTTTTCCACGCCAAACGGTTCCAGTGAGTAATACGCCAGCCACTCATTAAATTCAGAAAGACTAAGTTCCTGTGAGAGCTGATTCACCGTTTTGCCTAGCGCTAAAGCTAAACGAAATAAAAACCGTCGCTCATGATCATGAGCTAGTTTTTTTTAAGATCGTGCGCTGCACTTTCATTAAAGCCATTCACTTCAACAATCGCATCGGTGATTTGTTTAATAACGCCGAGCGGTAATTCAGCCAGTTTTTTATATTCACTGACATCAAGGATTTTAACGCCTTGGTGGTCACACAAAGATAAGCAAATTAGTAATAAATTGGCTTCAGTTTCGCTTAAATCAGCATGCTGCTGTTGATAATATTGTTGTTCGGCAATGGAGAGTTCTTTTACCTGTAATTCTAATTCGCCCAAAGTCACCGGGGCAGTTTTAAAGGCAAGATTAAATAAAGCATTACGGAGAGCCATTTTATACCTCATCACTTTGGACAATCACACTGGTCGGCTGCAAACTCACGCTCATGCTAATCACTTCAGTTAATGGGGCGATGATTTTGTGATTAGTAATTAAGGCGGTAAATTCATAAATCTGCCGTTTCGGTTGGGTGGCCAAAATAATTTTAAACTGGCGCTCTATGCCGGTATCATGATCACTAATTAAATTTTTCAGCTCACTATTGTCTTGGGCGACATTCATATCGAGCTGAATTTCATCATGATCTTTCAGGCCGAGCTTATATTTTTTCTGTGTACTGCCGTATTCGGTCACATCAATTTTATCGCGGCTCGATGAGATTTCACCGATGTTAGTAATATTGGCCAGTTTGACGTAATTGCCTGCATTATCACTGTCACGATAAATCTCTGAAAGGGCGCCGATAGACTCACTCATCATACAACTCCTGTTAAAGTAAAGGTTAAATTAGTGCGGTAGGTTTTGGTGTCCTGTTCATACTGATCTAGCTCTGATTCAAAGGTAATCAGCTGGATTTTTTCACTGTGATAGCCGTTTAATTGCTCGGTGATACTGTCTTGCATGAGTTTGCATTCTTGATAGGTTTTAGCGATGCAACTTATTTGTATGGTTTTTTTCTGCAAATGCGCCTGAGCATCCAGACTATAACGTCGATCACCGCCAATTACCTGATACGTCACTGCGGGCAGTATTTGATTTTTAGGTAACATAATAGGGAACACCGGCCAGCCGGTACTGAGCAGCGCAAAATAGACATCTTCAATCATAGTTTTTGTTTTTTCAGCGCGAGGGTTAATGCATTTTTAAAAATATCGATGGATGTTTGCGCGTTATCATTCAGCGCCGGGCGAATAAACGGCCGTGCCGGTTGGTGGCTGCTGCCATATTCTTGCTCGATAGCGTATTGAATTTTACGTGCAGGCCCCACCGTCACATTAACAATGGTTCGGCGGCCTTTGCCTTTTTTAGAACGCCGTTTAATCGACTCAACTAAAGCGCCTGATTTTTGCGGTGCATTCGCTTTCATTTGCTGCTCAAGCGGTTCGGCGGCTTTACGCAGGGCGCGGCGGTTTAAGGTTCTTATTTTTTTCGGTGCTAACTGTTTTAATTGTTTTTCTAAATCACGTAAACCCTCAACAGAAAAACTCATTTTAGGCATGCAGCCACGCTGCGAGCCATGGAGTGCTAAGCACGGGGTGAGTAGGCCGAGGTAGGTTCGGGTTTTTAGCAGAGCGGAGTTGCGAAAGGCCGTTAGGTCTGTAGCAAGTGTAACGAGTGTCTAAAAATCTATACGAACCGTAGAGTCATGTGAGAGCACAGTAGTGGAGTGTGCCGATTCAAGGCACGTAACGCTGTGTGACGCGGACAGCCGAGGGTTTATAGTCGTCGCGTTTTGCTCGGCGATTTTGCATCATTGGATGTGCAAAATACCTACCGAGGTAGCGACGCTTACGCTCCCGACAGGCTAAAATGAGCTCACGATTACGCTCATCTGGATTAATCACACTTAAAATCTCCAAATAACGACCATCAAAAACAAGGCGCAACGACGGGGTAATATCAGATCGATAACGCAGGGTCACCGTTTGAGTAATTTCATGATAAAACTGTTGGGCGCTAAAGAGTTCCCGGCCTGCACTCGGGCTGACCCGTGCCCAGACGGTAGTAATATCCTGCCAATAATCGACGGCTTCACCATAATTATTGGCACCGATTAAATTATTTTGTAAAGTCACGCGATGGCGTAACAAGCCCGCTCTCATGCGCTTAAATACCGATGCGGATTAAGTAAAAAATGGGTACTCATCGGCACCTCTTTCACCGTTAAAGTACTCGTTGATTCACGGTTTTCATAAAAGTGACCGGCAGACATTAAGATGGCAATTTCTATCGATTTATTAATTAACACACTGTTTTCAATCGCTTCTAAATCATCCGTATTATTTACAATTACACGGTCTAGATAATCCTCGGCGGCTTGCAGGGCAGCGGCAAGAATAAACGCTAAATAATCATCTTCGTTATTATCTTCGATGCGTAGATGGCTTTTTAGGCGTGCTAAATCGATCATTTTGGTTTTTTCTTCGATGTTTTAACGTTAACTGCCTCAGCATCACCGTGCTTCATCATGGCTTTTGCGGTTTTGTCGGGTAAATCAATAATATCGCCGATATTATAAGAAATATTTATCCCGGCCCGAGGCACTAAGATTTTAACTTTCATAAAGTCCCTTTTACTTTGATTTAAATGTGAGTTAAAACGGTTTTATAATGTTGCTTTTCATGTGACAGAGGATGGACTCTATCAATTCCAGTCGGAGTTAAAGTGATTTACATAAAAACAACATTAGTTTTTGATTTTATATAATTACGCTTATGATGTTTTATTTTTTTATCTGGTATTTTACATTCTGAAATTAACACCAGTTCGGTATAAACTAAAGAGTCAAAGTATAATGCCTACACAAGAAAATTTAAAAAAAACAAGAAAGCTCATTGATAAACTTGATGCAAAAATTGCTCGATGTTTGCAAAGACAAAGAACACAAGATTTACCACTTTATCAACAATACGAAAATTTAAAACAATTCGCTAAAACAATTACAATCCTATTGCACAATCAGCGTCCCGTAAGTTAGCTTTACTATGCAAATTCAGGGAACTAAAAGATTATGTTCCGAAACTCGTAAATTGCTAAAAGAAAGAGTAAGCGTAGAAGCAGAAGCGGCGCAATCAGCAGGTCAATGGCGTACTGCTTCTCCTGTGCTTAATACACTTCAAAGTTTTCAAGTTACTTCTTCTGAGCCGAGTCCTGAAGCTAATGCTCCAGGGCAGTCTTGATCTTATTTATTTTTTAAGATGCAGCGGTTTTAAGTTGTTTAATGGCCTCTGTCTCAAGCAATAAGGCATCCACACGCAACCACATTAAATAACCAACTTCACCGGTTTCAGCATAAAGCTCATTCAATCGACGCAGCGAGATACCGCCCCGGTCAGCAATAATAAAATTAGAAAAATCACCAAACAAGGCGGCGCATTTTCCGGCGGCGAGGGTGTCCATAAAATCCGAGGTATTCACACGCTTACCGCGCAATAAATCCCCTTCACCGCTTTTAAAATCAGGCTGAATAATATACTGGCCGTTACCATCTTTCATTTTTAATAATGAGCCATAGGTAGAGTCGTGCATAAGGTAGGAGGCTTTACGACGATAAGCGGCTTTGACCGAACTACGTAAATCTAAAATATTATCTAGAGTAATACTGGTGGGTGCGGCAGCGGTAACCCCCGTCGGTGCGACATTTAATAAGCCATTGGGTTTGCCGGTGCCGTCGCCAGTTAAAAAGGCTTTTTCTTGGGCTTCGCCAAAGCTGCGACCAAAGGAGTAAGCAATATGGGCACCAATGCGCCCTCCGTCATCTGAAGTGCAACACTACTCTATACTAAGCCGCCATCAAATACTCTAAAAAAACATGATTAGGTGAGCAATAATTCAAACTCGCTCTTCTTCTGGTATTCAATGTATGCTCTATTTTTGCTATTTCTTTGTCACTAACTTCATTAAAATCCGTCCCTTTAGGTAGAAAACGCCTTATCAAACCATTTGTGTGTTCATTTAGACCTCTATCACAAGAACGATAAGGTCTAGCAAAGTAAAAGTCTGCTTCAGTGATCTTTGAAATGGCCTCATGACCCGCAAACTCTGTTCCATTGTCAGAGGTGATGGTTTTAAAATCAAAGAAAGTTGAGCCAACCACATTCATGAATGTATTGATAACAGTCTTGGCTTGTTTGTTAGGCATTTTCCTTATACAACACATTTTATTCGCCTTATCGACCAGTGTTAATAAATAAGATTGGTGATCGCGACCCACAACCGTATCAATTTCAAAATGACCAAACTCTGTCTTTTCATCAGCAATAGCAGGCCGGTGTTCAATACCAACGCGATTAGGTATTTTTATTTGATCACCACGATTCACCTTTTTCTTATAAGGTTTTCCCGAATGAGGCAGGTTTTTGTAAAGCTCTCCGCCCTGCTCTCTATCATCATAAATATAACGGTAAATCGTGCTCTCACTCACCTGAATATTATGCTCACGTATAAGTTCTTGACTGATAACATCGGGGGATGTATGAGTCTTTAACCGCTGATGAATTAACATTTTTGCCTCTTCTGAAATTTGTTGAAAAGCTTGTCCTTGCTTAGCCTTAGCTCGTTTTTCTTGTGCACAGCGAGAAGTAAGCCGGTGACAATAAAGACCTTTAAAATCGATTGGGGTGTGCCGTTTAATCTCACGGCTAATCGTGCTAGGAGAAAAGCCAAGTGCTCTAGCAATTGATCTGAGCGAGTCTCCCTCTGATAACCGTTGTTCGATATAAAAACGATCTTTTTCATTTAAGTGCCGATAAATCATCTCTACCCTCTAAGTCAAAAGGCGAACTAGAGAGTTTATCTGTATGAATATGAACTCTCTACTGAGTGTTGCACTTCAGATGACGGAGGGCGAAATATGAAAATATAATCGTAAGCGTCGCTACCTCGGTAGGTATTTTGCACATCCAATGATGCAAAATCGCCGAGCAAAACGCGACGACTATAAACCCTCGGCTGTCCGCGTCACACAGCGTTACGTGCCTTGAAGCGGCACACTCCACTACTGTGCTCTCACATGACTCTACGGTTCGTATAGATTTTTAGACACTCGTTACGCTTGCTACAGACCTAACGGCCTTTCGCAACTCCGCTCTGCTAAAAACCCGAACCTACCTCGGCCTACTCACCCCGTGCTTAGCACTCCATGGCTCGCAGCGATTGTTGTCTGTCAAGTAGGCAGTCAAGGACAAACAGGACTTCAAAAATTATCAACTCATGCGCCAGCATTAGTTTCTCAAGCCTTAGCTTTGGCAGTACGCTCTTTTAAGTATCGATTCGAAAGGTTTCAATCTTCTTCAAGCATTATCACATATATCACCAAATTCTCTAAAAATATTTTCTCAGAAATTATTGGAATGTTACCGAGATGAAATAGCAGTTTTCGCTCAGCATGAAAATAATTTATGTCTCCGCACATCAGGAAGTTTTGCTTTGTCCATTTAAACACCCACGCACATAACTCACTCCTTTACTTAAAAAGCTGTTATATACAGCAACAGATATGCGAAAAGTCGCTTGCTTTTTAGCGGCTGAGCCGGTTATTCCATAATGAATCACAAGTATGCGCGCCATCGTTTGATCACTCTTACAGTCACTGTGTAAAAGCTCGTTGACGATTCGATCCACTTCCAGTGCATCGCTATTGGCGATATAAGGATCATTACCGCTATTATTGTTTTGTATGACCACACCGCCGTATTTTTGTATCATGCCAAAAATAGAGTTATTTGAGCCATGTTCTGCGCCTCGTTGTATATATTCGCCCCAATCTGCCAACATACTTCTAACTTGTGTGATATTTAGCATCTTTTAGGCTCCTAGTTGCAATTAAAATAACGATTCGCACACACTTAAAATTCTTGAATTTCAAAAGCATTGGTAAGTACTTGATTTGGTTAATGGTATATTTTTCTCATCTAACTTTTAGAAAGGAATCTCCTCACCTACTTGCTCAATCTCCGGCGAGCTATTTTGTGCCTGTAACTGTGCTTGTTTGGCTTTAAACGCCTGCTGGCCCAATGATGAAGGTTGTGGCGGTGGTGGTTTTGCTGTTTGTACGCGTTCGCCGCCCCCGAGCATTTCGCCCTCCGTCATCTGAAGTGCAACACTACTCTATACTAAGCCGCCATCAAATACTCTAAAAAAACATGATTAGGTGAGCAATAATTCAAACTCGCTCTTCTTCTGGTATTCAATGTATGCTCTATTTTTGCTATTTCTTTGTCACTAACTTCATTAAAATCCGTCCCTTTAGGTAGAAAACGCCTTATCAAACCATTTGTGTGTTCATTTAGACCTCTATCACAAGAACGATAAGGTCTAGCAAAGTAAAAGTCTGCTTCAGTGATCTTTGAAATGGCCTCATGACCCGCAAACTCTGTTCCATTGTCAGAGGTGATGGTTTTAAAATCAAAGAAAGTTGAGCCAACCACATTCATGAATGTATTGATAACAGTCTTGGCTTGTTTGTTAGGCATTTTCCTTATACAACACATTTTATTCGCCTTATCGACCAGTGTTAATAAATAAGATTGGTGATCGCGACCCACAACCGTATCAATTTCAAAATGACCAAACTCTGTCTTTTCATCAGCAATAGCAGGCCGGTGTTCAATACCAATGCGATTAGGTATTTTTATTTGATCACCACGATTCACCTTTTTCTTATACGACTTTGCACAATCTTGCTGGTACAAACTAATTTTTTCATTGAGCTTACGTTTATACTTATCAACCCACGCGGCAATTGATAAGCTAATATGGTTTCTCGAAAGCAAGCATTTCAAGTGTTTCGTTACGATTAACTTGGCGATTTTTTTTAAGTCCTGCCACCCAATTCCAATGAAGATCAC